AAAAGCTCAAGCAGAAGCAGAAGCAAAAGCTCAGCAAGAAGAAAGCGTAAAGCAAGCAATCGTAACGGGCGTTGAGTCTGGTTCCGAGCGTTTGATGGCAGACGTTGAAGCTAAGTTAGCTGAAAAAGATGCAAACATCTCAGAAACTCTGGCTCAATACAAGAAAGAGTTAGAAGAAAAATCAGAAGAAATCACAAAGATGCGTGAGTCTAAGAGAGTATTCTCTGATCGTTCTTCTGGAAATGATTTTTCTGGCATCGCAAAAGAGTTGGCAGGTGCACATCTGTACAACGTTATTACTAAGAGTGACTTCACCAAAGGCTATGGTGCTGATATTCTTGAAAAAGCCGGTGTTACCTATACGTCAACATCAGCAGCAGGCATCGATGTTACGGTAGCAACTCAAATTGAAAAAGATGTTATGCTAGAACTTAAAGTTGCACAAGCTTTTCGTGAAGTTAACGTAAATGGTGCAGTAACCGTACTACCTATTCAACCCGATTCTGCTAAAGCAGTTTTTGGTAGTGGAAGCCCTTTCTCAGCAAATCTTGCTGAAGCTGGTGGCAGTGCAGGTACGTTTGCTTCTTCACAAGTTTTGTTGAAGGCTCATCGTTTGATTTCATCTACGTTCCTTGAGAATGATATCGACGAACAAGTTCTTGTAAACTTGCTGCCTATGCTACAAGATGCGGTTGTACGCGCACACGCTCGAGCAATTGACGATATGGTAGTAAATGGCGTAAGCGTTGGCGCGACGATTGGCGGCCTGCTTGCAGCAGCTCCTACAGCAACGGATACTACGGCATCCCTAAAACTGGCCTCTGCTGACGTTTTAGCAGCTAGAGCTTTAATGGGACGATACGGCATTAATCCTCAGGACCTAGCAGTTATTGTTTCCGTCGAAGGGTACAACGATTTGATTCAAGATGCTGGTTTCGCAGATATTACGGATGTAGGCTCAAACATAGCTACCAAGCTAATTGGTTCTGTAGGCGCAGTTTACGGCAGCCCCGTATATGTTACTGACGCTATGACAGGAGCAACTGCTGGCTCCAACGCGGGTATAGTTGTTAATACTCGTAACTATGTTATTCCTCGACTTAGAGGTGTTTCATTAGAGCAAGACTACGAAGTAGGCAATCAACGTCGAGTTATTGTTGCAGCTCAATCTCTTGGCTTTAACGAGCTTGTTGGTGGCGCAACTGGTAACGAACCCGTTATTAAATTGGCTCTCAAAACTTAATACAGCACTATTCTGGGGGGCTTCGGCCCCTCAGAGTTTTTATTAATTTACTTATTATGGAAGACTTAATTTCTTTAACAGACTACAAAAACTCCCAAAGTATTTCTAGTACTTCGGATGATACTCGTCTAAAAATTTTAATAACTTCAGTAAGTCAATTAGTAAAAACTTACTGTGCAAATTCAATTAATGATTACTACTTTAATAATAAAGTAGAAGAGTTTAATATTGAATGGGCAACTCCCTCTATACAGCTAACTGAGTGCCCCGTAAACACTATAGTTAGTGTGCAAGAGCGCACTTCATATAGTGCTGCATACTCAACTCTAACTACAGGAAACTATGAGTATTTTTTAGACACTAAAACTGATAGTATTTTTCGTACCAATTCTTCGGGCAGAAAAATTAACTGGCAATTAGGTGTAGGGGCAGTAAAAGTAACTTATACTGCAGGGTACTCTGATGTTCCGGAAGACTTGAAGTTGGCAGTTTTTGATTTAATTACTTATTACCGAAAAGATGAGCATAAAGTTCGTCAAACCATAGCAGGCGCAAGCATACAGAATAGCGCTTCTTCAAGCCAACGTGGTAACGTAGGATTTCCAGATCATATCAAACGTGTTCTGGATCTGTATAAAAACTTCTAGTGTCAGTAGCAGCAACTAAAAAGCATTTAAAGGAGATGGTAAAAGCCTTAAATGATTCTTACGCGCGAGGACAGGTTGACGAGTTTAGACAAATTGTAACATTAGAATCTAACAATATGGTAGAAGCCTGGAAAGAGGGCTACTCTAATCTTATAAGTGCCGAAAAACACAAAAATACAGAATTTCCTCCATTAGAATCCATAGATTTTAAAGCAGGTGTGGAAAGTGCTTGGAGCGCAATAAAAGCTTCTATCGAAAATAATAAGGGTACTATAAGAGAGTATAATAGTCAAGTTATAGTTTTTAACGAAAGTAAGTCTACAAAAAAGATATATGATGGAATAAAAGCACACTTAGTTAATTTTGTGCAAGAACAGCTAGGTAATTATAAACTTACAGATGCAAGAGCAGAGGTAGAAGCTGGTAGAGCAAGCTCTTTTGCAGCAGGTGCAGGTTTGTCAGATGTAGGTCTTCTTAAAAAAGGCACTCATAGGCTGCACAAAGATAATACAGCAATTGGTTCCGCTCGTTTAGCTATGACCATGAAGTGGATGTCAAAAACTAGATTTTTTAAAACTTTTTTAAGTTCAGCAGAAGCAAAAACAATACAAGACAAGTACGGAGATCTTTTAGCTACTTGGGAAACAACAGGTACAAAGAAAAAAGGTCTAAAAGTAACTCCTAACGAAGATATTAAAATTAGTTTAGGGGCGGGCAAGACCAATAAACCAGGAGATGAACCTGAAGATTTCGGTAACATTATTAAGGAAATAGCAGAGCAAGCACTTAAATGGGCAAAAAATGCAGAAATTCAAGGCAGAGCAGGAAGTATAAGTATTGAAAAAAATGCTGTAAATATTGCAGAGCATGTTGCGGTAGGAAACTTAACCAAATCTCTCAAATCTTTTAAAGTTAAAGTAAAAAGAAAAACAGAAGGCTCCGCTAGAGAAGAAAGCAAAACATCAAATAAAGATACAGGAAGAAGAAAAAAAAGAACAAAAAGTGCCAGAGCAAAAATAGCTGCTGTAAAAAGAAAACGCTCAAATAGTAGTTCGTCACTTCCCTTGGCTATAATTACCCTTATTAATAAGCAGCTACCAGATACAGTAAGAAAAAACATGCAGAGTCCCGCACTTGTAAATAGAACAGGAAGGTTTGCAGAAAGTGTAAAAATTACTGATATTATGCAGACTCCAAAAGGCTTTCCTAGCATAGGGTATACTTATCAAAAAAATCCTTATGCAATTTTTGAAAATGGTGGAGGTGCACAGCCCTGGGCCAATGGAGAAAGAGACCCGCGACAATTAATTGACAAATCTATTCGAGAGATAGCGGCACAATTCGCAATCGGAAGATTCTACACTAGGAGAGTTTAATGAGCAGAGCATATACAACAAGACGTTTAGGTATTATTGCTGCTGTAGTAGATAAACTTAAAACTATAAACGGAACCGGAGCGTTCCTTTCTAACGTCAATAGTAACGTTTCCCCTCGATTAAAATTTTGGGATGAAGTGGAGGACTTTCCTGCAATTCATCTAAATGCCGGTTCTGAAACAAGAGAGTATCAGGGCGGTGGGTATAAAGACAGATTTCTTTCTATTACAGTAAGGTGCTACGTCGAAGCAGAAGACTCCGTAAAAGCCTTAGACGAGCTCATGGAAGATGTAGAAACTGTACTAGAAGATAACTCTAGATTAGAGTATTTGGATCGTACAGGTACGATCCAATATACACAACAAATCACAATTGTTAGTATTGATACTGACGAAGGTGTGCTCGAACCTTTAGGCGTTGGAGAAATGCTAATAGAGGTTCGATACTAGAAAATGCAGGCAAGAGCAAACGCTCACGTCCTAGCCTTTTCAAGATAACATAGGAGAATAACTATGGCTGATACATTATATTTTAGCAGAGACAGTAAAGTCTTCATTAAAATAGGTTCCGCAATTTGGGAAATGCCTGTTCTTGATGGATTTTCTTTCTCACAAGCAACAAACGCTTCAGAGATTACTCTGAACGAAATGTCTGACAGTGCGGGAAACAGCCGTCGTGGACGACAAATGTTTACTGACTCGTATGCACCTGCTGAGTGGAGCTTCTCTACTTATGCACGCCCATTTGCATCAGCAGGTAGTGGCGCTGGTACAGCTGATATTGCAGCTAACCACCACGCAGTTGAAGAAGTACTATGGGCTTTGATGGTAGGAGATGCGGCTTATGCTTCTAATACTTTTACAGGCTTTACCGCAGATACTACTGATTTGGATATTTCATTCAACAACTCTAACAAAACTACTTTAGGTACTGCTGACATCTTCTTCGTAATGGGTGGCGCAGGTACGGGCACTAAAACTACTTACAAGATTGCAAACTGCTGTGTAAACGAAGCCTCTTTAGACTTTGACATTGACGGTATTGCAACTATTAACTGGTCTGGTATGGGTACTATCATTACTGAAGATACTGAACCAACTGCTACTATTTATGAAGCCGTTAATAGCACAAGTAACTTTATTCGTAATCGCCTTACTTCATTAGCAATCAGCTCTACTAGTCCTGGTACTGTAACTTATGATTTAGTTCTTACTGGCGGTAATGTTACTATTTCTAATAACATGACCTTCTTGACTCCAGAAACTCTAGGTATTGTGAATCAGCCTTTGGGCCATGTAACAGGAACTCGATCTGTTTCGGGTAACTTTACTTGCTACTTAAACGCAGAAGCGAACTCTAGTGCGGATTTATTCGAGAACATTATCGAAGGAACAACCATAATCACCAATAACTTTGACCTAGAGTTTAAAGTTGGTGGAGTTTCGGGTACTCCTCGTCTTGAGCTTAAAATGGCAGATTGTCACTTAGAAGTACCAACCCATTCAATTGAGGATGTTATCTCTGTCGAGACTAACTTCCATGCTCTGCCGAGCACAATTGACGGAACTGACGAGCTCACGATTAAGTATGTAGGTGCGTAAAAATAATTCTTGACATGGGAGGTCTTTTAGACTATACTATGGAATAGAAACTTGAAATAGGGGGTGATTTTTCGCCCCTTATTTTATTAATCAACTTTACTTTAAAGGATACAAAATGAGCGAAACGCCAATTTCATTAGCGAGTCTTATGACTCCCAGTAAAACAGTAACAATTGACTTTCCAGGACATAAAGGAATGACAGTAGATTTATGTTACTTAGCCCGAGAAGAGTTAATAAAATTACGCAAAAAATGTGTTACCACAAAGTTTAACAAAAAAACGCGTCAACCAGAAGAAGAGTTGGACGAGGAAAGATTTTTAGTAGAGTATTGCAAAGCAGTAATTAAAGGATGGTCAGGCTTAAAATATCGTTACTTAGAAGAGCTTCTATTGGTGGATATCTCGGGCCTTGACGCAGATGATGAGCTAGTGCATACTCAAGAAAACTCAGAATTACTTATGAGAAACTCCGGAGATTTCGATACTTGGGTTACCGAAACAGTGAGTGATCTCGAAAATTTTACTGGGAACAAGTAGCCGAAATACAAAGGCTACTTGAGAAGTATGTAAAACAAGCAGACGGAATAGACGTAGATAAGTATCTGTCTATCTGCGAACAATTAGGCGAAGAGCCAGACCCCGATAAGATGCCACTCGAGACTTCAGAATTTCCTTATGAAGTACAAGTGGCATTTTTTATATTTAGCTTCTTAGAAGATAACTATGAGGGTATGTCTGGAACATATATGGGAAAAATATGGTCTAATTTAGAATATTTAATAAAGATACATTCGATAGAAGATCCCTCCACAGTTTTATACTTTATGAAAATGTGGGAGGTAATAGTTGTTAATTATGCAGCTGAAAAAGCTGAGAGGAAGCGAAAGGCAGATGAGAGAAGATCTGCGGGCGGTGGCAAACAGTTCACCCATAAAGTACAAGGCTAATGGCAAAAAACAAGGTTGAAATCGATGTATTAGTAGACGATAAAGGCACTACTAAAAAATTAGGTCTTGACGCCAAAAAAACTGGAGGCCGCTTAGACAAAGCCGGAAACGAGACAGCTAATTTTAACAAAAAAGCAAAAGGTGTAGGTCAGGCGGGTTTAAGTGCCGGTAAGGGCTTTTCAAAAATGGCACAAGGTGCTGGAAGTTTTGTAGGCGCTTACGCAACATTAGCTGCAAACCTTTTTGCTATAACTGCTGCATTTGGTTTTTTAAAGAGAGCTGCGGATCTTTCAAATATGGAAAAAGGTCAATTGCAGTTTGCTCAAAGTACTGGTAAAGCCATGGGCTCTGTTACCAGAAGACTGCGAGAGGCTAGCGGAGGAATGTTAGGTTTTCAAAAAGCCGCAGAAGCTGCTGCTATAGGTACTGCAAAAGGTTTTTCGTCAGCACAACTAGAAGAGTTAGCAACGGGTGCACAAAAAGCTTCTACAGCATTAGGCAGAAGCTATGAAGATACTTTCGATAGGCTGGTAAGAGGTGCCTCGAAGGCAGAACCTGAACTATTGGACGAACTGGGTATTACATTACGCTTGGAAGATGCCGCAAAAAGATATGGTGCGGCAATTGGCAAAAACGCAGACAAACTAACGGTTGCAGAAAAAAGCCAAGCAGTTCTTTTAGAAACTACTAGACAGTTAAATGAAAACTTCGGAGATGTAGAAGCTGCTGTAAACCCTTTTGTGGTTCTTCAAAATACAATGACAGATATTGCTAGAGAAGTTACTGAAGCAGTTCTTCCTGCATTTACGGCACTGGCAACTTTTTTAAGCGAAAATGCAGGAGCCGCTGCTGCTGCTCTGGCTACTATTGGTGCCTTAATACTTAATAGTATGACAGGAGTAGTTGGAAAGCTGGGAACTGTTCTCGGTTTTGGCGGAAAATCTTTTGTGTCTTTTGGAGCTAAAGCATCCAGAGGTTTTAGAATAGCAAGAGTATCAGCATTAAAAAGTTCAAAAGCAATTATTAAAGCCTTAGAAGAGCAAGAAAAGAAAATAAAAGATACAAAAACTGTTGCAGGGGAGCAAGCTTCTGGCATAATGAAAACAGGAGCTCCTAGTAAGATTTTAACAAAAGTAGCCGCTGGACAAGACCTCGGAATAGGAGATCAGAAAAAATTAGATAAAGCCTTAGAAAGAGCAAAAAGTAATTTAGATAAGTTTGGAAAAGTTAAAACTGGTATATTCAAAGGTTCTGACAAAGCAGTTCTTGATAGCTTTAAAAGTACAATGGGCAAAGTTGGTAAAGAATCTCTAACTACTGGACAAAAGTTTAAAAAAGGTTTTGCAAAAATAAGTATAAAAGCAGTAAAAGGTATACAAAAAGCTATAAAAGGTACTACTCGAGGCTTAAAGTTTATGGGTAGAGCGGCAAAAACTACCGGCAAAGCCATTAAGTTTATGAGTAAAGCTACAGGTATTCTTGCTTTAATTGGAGGTATTGTTGCCGCCTTTGAAAAAATAATGAGAAAACCAATGGACTTTGTAACTAGTATTGCAAAAATGTTGAAAACAGTACTTTCAGGTTTAGAAACTTTTTTAAATTTAGTAGTTTCAGGTATTAATAAATTAGCTAGCAAGTTACCTGATTGGGCAAAAAAAATATTAGGCATCGACGATGGTAGCAATCTTATGACTGAGTTTACCTTTGGGACTAGCTTCGATGTAACTGCAATGGAAAACGCAATGTTATCTATGTTGGGCACAGATAGGGAGTCTGCCATAGCAAAACAAACCCAAACAGAGCAGTTAGAGCTTCAAGTATCTTTGCTAGAAGATATGAAGTCCGCCTATGCAGAGATGGGAACTGAGGCAAAAAGTATATTCAAAGGTGTAGTAGACGAAAAAGATCCAGGTAAAAAAAGCGCAATGGTAGCAGATGCAGTGGGTACGTTAGGAATTGGCTCAGAAATGTCAAAAATAGGTAAGCTTAAAGATCCACAAGCTCAAGCCGATGCACGAGCTGCTTTAATCGCTTCATTAGAAAAACAAGGCGACGGCGAAACAGGGTTAGGAGATGTTTTACCTGGTCTACTAGCTGCTTTAAAAGCTGGAAGTGAAAAAGACGTTGCAAAGTATGAAACGGCAGCAGGTATCGTGGCTAGAAATATAGCAGGTATAAAATCTACTACAGACTCTCTGGCTACCCTAATTACCCCTGATAATCTTTTAGGGGCCGAGAATACTATTCGAGGACTAATAGAGTCCGCAGCAAATGCAGACACAGCAGCTACAGTTTTGGGACAGGTTGGAGATCAGGTTCAAACGGTAGAAGATATTTTTGCAAAAGCAGGAGGCTCAGGAGCATATTTAAAATCCCTAGAAACAAATAGGCAGGAGTTAGACAGGCTTGCAAAAGAAAAAGTGACTTTAGATGAAGGCATGATAAGTGCTACTAGGCTTCCTGCAGCTATGGAGGCACAGAGAAAGCTAGAGCTGAGTGCGGCAATTGCATTAAATGCAGAATTAACTAAAAAAGCCGAAAAACAAACTATTCTTAATCAATTAGCTCTTGATTCAGTAGGACCCGAACAAAAAGTAGAGTTACAAGCAAAACTAGAATTACTCAAAGAAGAAATACGTCTTATGGAGCTAAAAACAGGTGTAGCTAAAAAGAACTCTCAGGAGATAGATCAAATAGGACAAACTTTAGGAAATAGTTTAGAGTCTAATATGATCTCTGCTTTTACAGCACTTGTTGAAGGTACAAAAAGTGCTAAAGCAGCTTTTGCCGATATGGCAAAAAGCATAATTGCCGACATAGCAAGAATGATCGTTAAGATGATGGTTATGAAGATGATACAGTCCACTTTAGGCAATACAAGTTTCTTCGGTAAATTCTTAGGAATAGACGGAGCTAGAAACGGAGGAGTTTTTTCAGAAGGCGAAAAAGTACCTGGGTATTCAACAGGCGGGATAGCTAAAGGCTCCCATTCAGGATATCCTGCAATTTTACATGGAACAGAAGCAGTAGTACCCCTACCTAACGGAAAATCCATCCCAGTAGAGATGAAAGATAGGGGAGCTACTAATAATAATATTGTCGTTAATGTTTCAGCAGATGGAGTTTCTCAAAGAAAAGAAGGTAGTACAGGTCCGGATATGGACAAGATGGGATACGCCATTGCTACAGCAGTTCAAGCAGAACTACAAAATCAAAAACGTTCAGGCGGTATTTTAAATCCCTACGGAGTAGCATAATGACAATAGGAATTAAACAAAATAATGGTACTTTAATTGCAACTCCTGACAAGTCTATGTCTAAATCAGTCTCACCTAGAGTGCTTACAGCAAAGTTCGGTGATGGGTATGAACAAAGAATAGCAAATGGGATTAACAGTATAGACGAAACTTACTCTTTAACCTTTAAAACTCGTACAAAAGAAGATATAGACGATATAGTGGTTTTTTTAGATGATCAGAAAAACGTATCCAAGTTTTTATTTACAATGCCAGATACGAATAATACTACACGCACTGGAGAAAAGGATGTTAGTGTAGTATCAACCCAGTATAGCGTAACCTATGACTATGACGATTTTTATACCCTTACATTATCACTAAAAAGAGTTTTTGAAGCATGAGTAATATAATAGTAACCGATGCTCAGTCGCAAGAAATTGATTCCGGATTAGTAGAGTTATTTGAAATAACTCTACCAAATGGGACCACCCTATACTTACACCCAGGTCTTAACGATTCTTTAGACGAGATAAAGTTTAGGGATAAAAAAGCTCCTACTAATCCTATAAGCGCAGGTAGTTTTATAATAGGACAAACGTATACTATTGTTTCGGGAACAGGTTTTACTTCAATTGGAGCTGCTAATGATACCGCGGGCACTCAGTTTGTAGCTACAGGGGTGGGCACGGGTAATGGTGTCGCAAACCAAATAGACCATACAATTAGAGAGTATCTTCCTATGCCTATGTTGATAGACGGCTTAGATACTTCTGCAGATGGACCACCCTCTCGACCCGCTCTTACAATTGCTAATATTGGTACATTATTCACCTCCCAACTAGGTGATTTTAAACACGATGATTTAGTTGGCCAAAGAATTACAAGAAGACAAACTTTTGAAAAGTATTTACACGGACAAAGTGGCGACTCAAGCCCTCCTGTAGAGTTTCGCACTCAAGACTATATTATAGATAGAATAGCTTCTGAAACCGCTACAAGCGTTAGTTTTGAAGTGGCAGCTCCATTTGATTTAGAGGGTATAAAATTACCTAGAAGAATAGTTGTTGGAAAATATTGTAGCTGGCAGTATCAAGGACATGACACAACAGCCATAGGGGGCTGTACTTGGAAGGCCGATAGTAGTTACAAGTTTAGAGACGGTAGTGACAACGTTTTTTCTCATAATGCCTATTTTGATTTTGAGGATAGACCTTTAGTAGTTTCAACAACTAATTTTAGCACGTATGATGCTGCCACAGCTTATACTACTGACAGCTATGTAACTCATTCTGGTAAAAAATGGTTATGTATTATTGCTGGGACAGGGAATGAGCCTACAGAAACTTCAGCTTTCTGGAAACAAGTATTTACTTGGACAGATTACTCTTCTTCAACCTCTTACAGTGCTGGAACCTATGTTCGGCACGGGGGAACAATATGGAAGTCTATGCATGATGCTAATCAAAATAATTCTCCAGAACATGGAGAGGGTCATTGGGTAAGAGAAGAAATATGCGGAAAAACCCTTCAATCATGTAAATGCCGATTTGGTGCGATTCCTATAAATACTGCTTCGGCAGATCAAGCCCCTTCTGGCAGAAAAAGCACTGCCGCTCGTTTACCTTTTGGGTCTTTCCCAGGAACTGTGAAGTACTAAATGTGAGTATAGAATTAATAAAAGAACATTTTGAAAAGTGTTATCCAAACGAGGGTTGTGGAGTTTTTATAGCAGTAAGAGGCAAAAAAGAGTGGATACCTTGTGATAATATTTCCGAAGATAAAAATTCTTTTGTCATAGACTCAAAACAGTACATAGCAGCTAGTAGGAGGGGTGACATCGTTGGGATTGTACACAGCCACCCAGATGGCTCTTCAGAGCCTAGCGAAAATGATAAAAAATATTGCAATACTTTAGGAGTACCTTATTACATATTTAGTTACCCTGCCATGGAGCTAACTATTGTACAGCCTCAAAGAGAGACTAAAATTTTATACGGCAGAGAGTACGAATTTGGCGTTAATGACTGTTTTGAAGCGATGAGAGATTATTTAGCTTCTGAAAATATATTTATACCTGCTAGAGCAGCTTTTGAAGATGATTGGTGGGAAAAGAGCTTGGACTACTTTACAGATGAAATAATTAAAGACTACGGATATTTTAAAGTAGAGGAGGGTTCAATGCAAAAAAATGATGTAATTATTTTTACAATTCAGGCTACCGTGGGAAATCATTGCGGAGTTTATTTAGGAGAAGATTTATTCTTTCATCATGCAGAAAATAGAATCTCCTGTAGAGAGAATCTATATCCTTTTTGGAAAAAGTATATAACTGGAGTTTACCGTCATGCAGCGTAATGTATATTTACAGGGAGAACTAGGCGAGAAGTTTGGTACAAAATTTGTGGTAAACACAGATGATTACGCAGACATATTTAAATGTATAAATGCTAATAGACCCGATTTTTTACCTTATCTTAGAAAGTGCCATGAAGAAGATATAGGGTTTATTTTAGATACTGAACAGGGAGAATTAGAGCACGAAGATTTATTAGTTCCTGCAGTTAGAGGGGATATAACTTTAGCTTTAGCGCCTGCAGGGTCAAAAAAAGGATTTACTAAAATACTTGCTGCAATTGCTATTGTAGCCATTATCGCGGCCTCAGGAGGTTTTACAGGCTTTGGAGCGGGCACTTTTACTGCTGCAGGCCCTGGACAAATAGGGTGGGCAGTATCAGCAAGCGGGGGTTTAAGTCTTGCAGGCAGCACGGCGATTCTTTTTTCAGCTAATTTGGCTATGGCGGGTATACAACAAATTATGGCACCCGACCCTTCCGTAGATAAAGACTCTCCTACTAATTATTTATTTTCGGGGGGAGCTAGTAGTGCAAAAGAGGGCGATCCTATACCCCTTCTTTACGGAGAACTAAGAGTGCCGGGAAGGCCTGTTTCAATTGAAGTAATGCAAGGAAGAGGTTCAAATACAGGATACCTAACGGATAATACATATGTAGACGGAAACGGTAATGTTATTGGACACCAGACTACTACTTCACAAGTATCAACAAGCTTAGATTAATAGAGGAAAGAAAATGTTCGAGAATATAACAAATCTAGCACTAGCCGGAATTGATAGAACGGGGCAATATAGCTCTGGAGATAGGCAAGTAATCTCTATTACCGATCTTATTTCAGAAGGCCCCGTATATGGTTTAGTAAATTCTCTGTCGTCGATATATTTAAACGACGATAGAGTAGCCCCTTTTTCTCAATCAGGAAACTTATTTAGTGCAACCGCAGCTAAAGTACAGCTAACTTTTGGCAGCGCTACAGCAACCATTATCAATTCGGGTTCTACTACACCGGTTCTTGCTTCTACAAATGGAGATAAATACTTAATTGTAAGAGGAGTTCATAAAATAAATGTAACTGCAACCGGCGGTTCTAGAAGCGAAAGTAACGGAAATGTGACCGCAACACTTACAACTGCCGGTAGTGCTAATTTTTTTACAGCTGATATGGTTTCTTCGGGGTCCGCGGACTTAGGAACTCTGGTGCCTGCAAGATTAACGGTAGTAGGTGGTAACGAGTCGGGAAGTATCGTAGAGGGTACTATTATAGGTACATCAACTCAATCGGTAGCTTCTTTTATGCCGGGTGCGGGGTCCCCCCAAGGCGTAATAGTACCTGACGGGGAATATTTTTTACAAATAGATAGAATTGTTAAAATAAGCAGTATTTCACTTAATGTACTAACTTTGGCAGCCAATTGGCCTTTTACTACAACAGGCACCCAAAGTTACAGTTTTGATGTATCTTCAGCAATTGTTTCTAACGCTGATGTAATCTCTCAAACAGAAATTAAAAAATATAAAAGTGTAACTACTCAATTCAGAGTGGGTACTCTAGATCAACCCCCTTTTATAGGATATGGAGGAACGGGCTCCACCTCTATTACAAATAGTCCTGGACTAGGGGCGCTGGAACAAAGTACCACTTACAGCGGCCAACAAGCTCCTACAGAACTCATTGGATCCTCTAATTCCGGATTTAAGTTATCAGCGGCTCAGATACAAGAAGTAGACGAGGTCACTATAACTATTTCATATGCTAATGGATTATATGCAGTTACTGATAAAGGAAATGATAGAACAACATATGCCCAGTATAAGATAAGTTTAGCCCTGCAAAGGCCCGGCGCATCCGGTTATGAAAGCTATATTATTTTACACGACCCCTTTCAACATGCAGCCTTAGAAAAAAATGCTATTAGTTTTATAACTCGTATTGATTTAGATCAATATAGGCCCTTTTCGGATTTTAAAGTAAAAGTCGAAAGAATCAGTGATCAGTCAGGACCTGGGTATAAATATCCGGGGGTAAGAAAAAATTCTTACAATAATATTTCAACTGCCGCTATATCCAGCGTTACTAGTGTGCTTAAAAGTGTTTTAACACATCCGTTTACTTCGATGGCTAAAGTTACCTTTGATAGTAAGCAGTTTCAAAGTTTGCCAACAAGATCTTATCATCTAAAAGGTCTGAAAGTATTAGTACCTTCTAATTATGTAACTAGAGACCAAGATTCTAGTGGCGTAGCAAACTATAATCGCAATATTTCTACTGGTGACATAGAGAACACTTACCAAGATTGGGACGGATCTTTTGCAGTGGATAAAGTCTATACTAATAATCCTGCGTGGATTTTTTATGACATATTAACAAATAACAGATATGGCTTGGGAGATTTTTTATCTCAAAGTGATATAGATAAGTACAGTTTATATAGAATAGCTCGATATTGTGATGAACTAGTACCAGACGGTAAGGGGGGCCAAGAGCCTAGATTTACAGCTAATTTATACCTTACTAAATCTGCGGACGCATACAAAGTGTTAAAAGACATAGCTACCGTTTTTAGGTCTATGATATACTTTTTTGACGGACAGATTACTCCAGTTTTAGACGCGCCCAGTGGCCCTGTATATAACTTTACTGGAGCTAATGTTTTGAATGGAAATTTTTCTTATGAAAGTACGGGAAGTAAAACTAGAATAAATCAAGTAATTGTTACTTGGGTAAATCCAGACTCTAACTATAAGGCAGAGCCTTTAATAGTAGAAGATAAACTAAACATAGCTCAAACAGGTAAAATTATTTCTCAAAATGCTGTAGCCATGGGAGCTACTTCGGAAGGTCAGGCTATGCGATACGGTCGTTGGAAGTTATGGACTGCGGCCAATCAAAGAGAGGTGGTTACTTTTTCTACAGCACTGAATGCAGCATTTTTATCTCCCGGGGACATTATAAATATTCAAGATCCTAATAGATTTGCTATTCGTTTGGGCGGAAGAGTTTCAAACACCGGTTCTAGAACATCTTCTGTAATACCTTTAGACACCCCCACTACTTTAAATGCTGGTAGTGAATATACTTTATCTGTACTTTTCACTGAGCCAGGTGCTTTTGCTACTTCTCAAGTAACAATAAATGGCAAAAATTATGAAGCAGGAGATCTAATAACACATGCGTATATAGATGGAGATGGAGATGGGGGATCAACTGGTAATGGCACATATACTCTTCAAGCTATTGATACGGAACAAAAGTCTCAAAATGCAAAAGCTTCTGCAAGTTCCTCCGACTCTCTAATCCTTACATGGACAGAGAGTACTAAGGTAGAGACAAAAGAAGTAGTTAACCCAGGATCAAATCCCGTTTCTTCTTTGACTATTAAAACTACGGGAAACGATGCAAATGGAAATGCTAATACAGTTTTTTCTAGTGTTCCTGAAGCAGACAGTATTTGGGTTCTTACAGAGACAATAAACTCAGTTGATATTGCAAGCTCCTCAAAGCAATATAAAATCTTAGCAATAANTGAGAGTTCTAAAAACGAAGTGGCTATTTCAGCCGTAGAGTACTACGATGAAAAATTTAACGCAGTAGATACAGATTTTACTACTTATATTGCAGATACTGTGTATCCTACAGTTATTTCCGAGGATACAGTACCCCCACCTTTAGATGTCTTTTCTACTACTCTTCCCAAGAAGGAGCAAATAGGAGAGTCATTATTACTGTCTTGGGTAGCTCCTAGCAATGTTGGGGATTTTCCAGGAGACTATGAACATTTATTCGGTTTTGAGATTACACACGATTTTCCGGGGTTAGAAAACCCTATTCGTATTTCAGACTCCAAACAAAGAACATGGAAATTAGATGGAGTAGAAGAAGGGTCCTATAATGTTGCTGTAAGAACTATTAATGTTCTTAATAATTTATCCGATCCCGTAAGAATCAGAGTAACAATAACAGATAGGTTTGATGAAAGTATTCCAAGAATTGCCGCAGGTCTACCTATAGGAGGTACCTGTAGTACTACTAGTTCTTTAAGTAGTACTGGTATTTTTTCACTAAGCAATAATATATACGGATTTAGGCCTCCTCAATCTTTAGGAGCTTTTCTCTCTAATACTAGCACAAATACAAATACTTATCAGCTAGATACTAGCGGCTTGCCTCAAATTACATGGACTGCTCAACAAGAATCGGGAGACTTTATACTAGAGCATCATTACATAGTTATGCAAGCCAATGAGAGTACTAATGTTATGAGGCTAATTAAATATAAAAATGATGCGTCACATAACGTTCCGTACTGGTTTGATGCAGGTACCGGCAGCGAAACAACAGGTACAACGTCTTTAACAGGAACGCTTCAAGCTTCCTCTAATACAAAAGTTATAGGCAGCAACACATTATTTACTACGGAGCTAAGTGTAGGGTCTCTTTTACTTGTAAACTCAGAAGCCGCTTTAGTGTCTAGTATAGAAAGTGATACTGTACTATATATAGATAGACCTATTGGTATTGCCGGGAATGCTAGTGCTTCTACAAATAATTACCACTTTGACTATACTAATCATACTGTAATTGCAAGAGTTTATAAGACAAGTTCCGGCTATAATATGGTATCTTTTATATCGCTAGACACCGAACTTTCTAATAGTCTCTCGGGTAATTTGCTACGTAATGCGGCATTTAAGGGACTACCTCATGAAGACGGCAGCACTGGTGCGGGGGATCCTTGGGATGGTACTACTAATCCCGCACCACTATTTTTTAATACTTCATCTGATTCTTGGCCGGGCAATTGGGGTACCAATCTTAACAAGGTAAATGTTGAGATGGGTGTACAAAATCAGCTAGGCACCGTTACGAATATGAATGAAAATACGTTCTATATGACTGACACTAACAATAATGCCGCTAGTGCTACCAACAATATATGGTCTTCCGGTTATGCTCCTGTAGAAGGGGGCAGCACCTATGAAGCATTTTGCTGGACGGCCGTCGGTTCTGCTACAGCAACCGTTAGTATTGCCTTCTTTGGCTTTGCTGCGGACATCTGGACGAATCTAGGGGGTGGAACTTTAGTTTCGGGAAGCCAGATACAAAATGCAAATGAGTATAGTGGTGCCGACAAAAAGTTATCAGATTACAAACTAACTTCTTGTGTGCGTGTAGCGCCCAGTAATGCTGAAATGGCTCGTTTTCAGGTAACTAAGGGTGCAACGTATTCCGGCCAGACCAGTAGCTACATGTTTATTGCCTTACCTTTCTTGGGTAAGGTGAGTGCCAACACTAAAATAGCATCGGGTAACTGGAGCGGAGGGGAAACTACTCCTGAGTGGGATAACCTACCTAATCGACCGGCTGATTCAGAAGTTCTAAATGAATCTATTAATGTGAGTTTAGTAGTTGACTACCCCACTATTAATTGGATCTCTGCAGACGGAGGTACCACATACGGCCCGAGTTCGACTACTCAGGATGCGAACGTACAGGCAATATCTAATGGCTCCACTTCCTGTGTAATTCGGTGGGAGTTTGATGCTAACACGGATTTGCTTACTGACGCTACGATTGTCACCGGTACAGGTGCGGGCTTTACCCTAGAAAACTTTGGAGCTGACGCAAGCACTAAAACATTAACAGTAACTCACACCGCTTCGGGGGAGACAATAGACTTGACAGCGCAAGTTCTTGAAATTGATGTATCAAGCGGTGGTGGTAAATAGGAAAAATACTTATGATAATAACAGATTCTGCAAGTTTGTACTCTGCTAGAGAAATTAAAATTTCTGATTACGGGTGGCTGTGTGAAACAATGGAGGACTTCCCTATAAACGGGGGGTTCTCTATGGTTCAATGCCAAAACGAACTGACCTCTATGAGAAGACTTTACAATACCGGCAGGGGGATAGGTTTGGTTGTTGAATATGACAGTGAACCCGTGTCAATTACTACTATTGCTAAACCTACTCTTGAGGACAATTATGCTATAATTACTACACAGTCAACCCACCCCTCCTTTCGACAACAAGGACACGGAAGGTGGACATCTTTGGTTAGGGGCTACTATGCTTTTGAGATGAAAGAATTTTCCCATCTTATTTATCAAATAGGTACAACAAATACTGCAGCAGGGGGCCTGATAGCAGAGTGGAGATCGTCTACGGGGCAGGGACCAATAGATACCAGACCTGCGCGTTTTGAACTTAATACGACAGTAGATGAGCACATATTTACAAATCAAAATTGGATAGACTTTTTAGCAAATAGACCAAATGCGGACATTTCTACTTTTTCTAATTCATAGAAAGTATTATCAAGGTCACTAACCTTTATGAACTGGTGATGTTTAATAACTACACCATATAAAAAATAATTCTTGACTTCCGATGTTCCTCTTGGTATAATTATTACAATTCCATTTCCAAAGGTCTCTTTTAGAGAAAAGTAAGGGGTACTTCAGTGGCATATACCGCACACGATTTACAAGATCTCGTAAGAGGCGACGACTGGCCAGTTCAATTAGTTTTAACTGACACTGCGGGGGCTGCCTTAGATATTTCAGGAAACACGTATTGGTTTACAGTAAAGTCTAGCCCTGACGATGCGGATCCCGGCTTAGCTCAAGCTAGCATAACTGCTTCTGGATCTGATGCTGTCGCAGGAAAAGTAACCGTAGCTATTCCTGCTTCCTCAACCTCGACAATCGCTCCCGGCAAATGGTATTATGATATACAAGAAGTTGAAGCCTCAACAAATAAAATCTATACCCTATTACTGGGAAGAGTAAAAGTAGTAAAAGATATTACTAGAACTACTTGAGAGTATAGTGACTAATAAAATAGTATCTATACGAGTGAACTATGGAGCTGTCTCCAAGTATACGATAACTTTAGTAGAGGTTGTATCTTTATCGGGTACTATCATATGACGGTTCTTTCTAGAAAACTAGAAGTGACTGCGTATCTTTCTGACCCAGTAAACTTTACTCTAACAACAACCGAAAGTATCTCCATAGCAGAGGACTTAGTTGATGTATTTGATTTACTTGTAGACCAAGCTACTAATTTTTTAGTAACGGATACGGGTGCTTTCATTTATACTTCTGGCAACGTATATAGAGTATCTAACACAGTTTCAGCAAATAGAAGCGTTATACAGCAAGTCTCCTCTACTAGAGCAAATGCTGAGACAATCACAATCGTAAAAGACACCGATTACGTGATATAGGGAGTATATCGTGGCGAACGTACCAATATCGAATATTACAGCAACCTGGAATGATGCAGCACAAACATTCTACGGGTTTCGGCTCACTGTTACAGATACCCTATACAACTCTTCTTCTAAAATATTTGATTTACTTACTACTGGTGGCAGTAAATTTAGTGTAGATGTAGACGGTAATGTT